GCCATGATGTCGTCGAACGAAGCGTTCAGTAGCAGTTCTGAAACTGCAACTGCATAGCCGTGCTCAGCAACGGTGATAGCAATCTGCTCTGCGGTTAGAGCGTTGGTTGACATACGGACACCTTCAGTCAGTGGAGTTGGGTCCACTGTGAAGTTTTTGTAGCGAAGGAAGTTAACACGCAGACCTGGTGAAACACCAAGCTCTGTCTTCTTAACTGCAAACTGCTCAAAACGAAGAATAGGCATCGCCTGGAACAGAATTTCCTTCGACCAGATAGTTTGGATAGCCTGCGATAGCTGACTATTCGAACCTGAATATGCGGTAGGCGCGCCAGCTAGGGCAGCGGTACCGGTAACAGCAGAACCTGCCATTTTTTGCTCCTTTCAGAAGCGGTCGTTAGATTATTGATTTAGGGGTGTTGCGGATTATATGGCTGTTATGAAACTTTTATAACAACGCATAACTTCCATATTTATCCAAAGAGCCCTTGTCCACTGTTTTTACCTGAGCCAAGTAGCTTAGCTCTATTCTTCGCATAGTCTGCCATTGACATGTTATTGATGTCATTAGGTGAGTACGTACGTGAGTCCGAGTCGTTGTCGAGGGGTCCGGAAGCTGGGCTCGTAATACGAGTTCCAGCCATTTCCTTGCGGCTCTGCTGTGCAACTTGCGCAACAGAATCGAAGATTTTCGCAGAGCGTTCTTTTAGACCAGCGATGCTCTGCTCGATTTCATCGCGGGTATTACCAGAAATTAGGTCTACTAGTTCTGGAATGATGTTTTCGCGTTCTGATTCAAGGCGCTGCTGGCGGTATGCCGACAGCTCTTGGAACTCACGCTCACGTTCAAGAAGTGCGAAAGCCTTTTCGCGTTCTTGACGTTCAAAGTCAAGTTTGGTTGCCCACTCTTGCTCCTTCTTAGCAAGCAAGTCACGAACTTCAAGTTCTGCTTCTTCTTGCTTCTTACGCTCAGCTACACGCTCAGAATCACGAGCCTGACGCTTTGCTGTACGTTCAGCTTCTAGAGCTGCACGTTCCTCACGTTCTTTTTTAAGAATCGCAAGTTCTTCCTGCAACTTTTCTACCTGTGGGTACAGTTTTGCCTTTTCCTGAGCACGGGCCTTTGCAATATCATCGGCTGTGAACTGGCTTTGCAATACTATCTCCTCAGCAAAAGCTGCATCAGTAATTGATTCAGTAGATTCTACTACTTCTAGGTTTTCATCCATTATTATTCTCTTTTCATTCTCTTGGTCGTTTTCCGTATTAATGCCACATGACCTTGTCAGTTGTTACTTATTAGGTAACAAGATAAGTATATTTTGTTACTTAATTAAATAATGCCTTAAACTAAAGCATTAATCTTTGTCAACTGCTCTGCGTGCAGGAATTTGTGTTCCATACGCTCCAGCTACCAAAGAATTCCTTATTTCATCTTCACCTTGCAGTTGCTCTTGAGCTACTGCTTGGTCTGCTTCCGCAGCTATTCCTGAACCTTGTGGGCCCAGTTGTCCATCACCCATTACATCTCCATTACCCATCATTAGTGGGTCCATAGGAGTAGCAGTACCATCAGGTCCTACCATCATTCCAGTTAGGTCCATTAGTTGCTTAGAAATTTGAGCACGTACAAGGTTTAGAGAACCTTCAGACTTAGCGTCTTCAATAAGCTCTGTACGAATTTCTTGTAGCTTCTCTTCTGGGAACTCTTCTCCAAGGGCACGCAAAGCGCCTTCCTTAGACTCAAGACCCATTGACATTTTTTGCTGAAGCTCGTTCAGCATAACAATCTTGTCTAAGGGTAGAGGTGGCTCAAAATGAACGTAGTTAGCATAAGTAAGTTCGTCATTAGGGTCTAGTTGTGGAAGCTGACCTGGTTTAATAGGCCCATCTTCTTCTGGGTTATAGACCATAGTTTCTGGCTCTTTGATAGCCAAGTTTAGAATAACTAGTTCGTTAATTCTTTCTAGGCCCTTACCATACTGTGAAGATTTCTGTGACCAACGGTTCATCAAAGGCTGGAACTGAATAGAAAGTGCAACACCTGAAGTGTTAGATATAGGCTGTGACTGTCCCAGAGCTGATTCTGGAATGTTCATCATCTCGTGCATGGAGCGCTTTAGGGTCTCAAGGTACTGCAGAGCTCCCTGAATACCTGCGCCACCACCTTCAAGGTTAAATACCTGTGCATCCTTAGGAAGACCACCCCAGACCTTCTTTGCACCCTTTTCAAGGTTAGATGCCTTGGCACCAACAATTACAGTTACAGGGGCTGCGTGGTAGTTAATGATATCCGCAATATCTGTAGAGATTTCATTATAAGCACGGTTAATAGTAATAATATCATGCGCATCTGACAACCCCCATGGAGAACCAGAAACTGGGATATTTGGAATGTGTACGACAGGAATCAAACCTAGTGGGTTTGGACGGCTATCAATAAGCTCATCATTTACATACTCTTCAATTACATCATCAGTAAGAATTTCAGTATAAGTAAAGACCTGGCGGGTACCTTCTAGTGAGGTTCCCCAGAAACGATACTTTTGCTTGAAACGAAGCAAACGCTCACGGTCATGTGGGTGGAACTCAGGAAAACAAAACGCAGGGTTTAGCGGAAGAATACGTACACGGCCTGGGTGAACACGGCCAATAGTATCTTGCCATTCTTCTTCATAAGCTACTTTAACAAAGCAGTCTCCAGTAATACCGCCAGTTTGAGCCATCTCAAAAAGAACACGCTGTTTGTTGTTGTCAACTTCCCAAACTCGCTCTAGACGGTCTGGAATAATAGCCTCGGTGGCTTTAGGGGAACGGAAGTGAACTCCATTACCAAATGTAAATCTAGCTAAGTAGTCAATAAATGCACGGTAATAGTTTACCGCAATCTGCATTTCGCCCTGCTCACGGCGATAACCCCAGTGGTGGCCAAGGTACATAGCCCAGTTAAGTGAATAGCGGTTTAGACGAGGACCGTGTACCTCAAACTCTTCATCCGCAAGCTCTACAAGTCCCAGAGGAGAGATGCTGATAGTAAGGTCAGATGACGCAGCTCTATATGACGGTGGGGAAAAATCTAAAAATGACATTACTTATCGTCCTTATTTTTGCCTCGGTTATGCTCCATCACTTCTCTGCGATGTTCTAGAACTCTCTTCATTAGAGACTTACGTTCTGCAATCTTTTCACTATCCTCAAATCTTCCACCAAGTTCTAGGTAACGTTGGTGAACCCAGTGGCTTGCGCCTGGGGAAGGATAAATTCTATATTTAGCTTTAGCTTGTCCTACGACCATAGCATAAAGCTTTTCATTCAAAGGTACTTCTGCCATAATTCTCCTCTAATCGAAGACACCCCACCCTTGCGGGCAGGGGTCCATCGAAGCCCTAATTAGTCCTGAACGACTGTTGCATTAAGACGCATAGTGCGTCCGCCTGAAACAACCTTGGTCTCAATAACCTGCTCAGCGTTGTTTGAGAATGAGCCATGAGCAAATTCTCCTAGGAATGTTGGTGCCTCTGTCCAAGCAGCTGAACCTACGTGAGCACGTTCGCTCATGGTCTCTTCAGCAGTCTTAGTGTGGACAGGTGCGTTACGGTTTGGACGACCAGGAGCAGCAGCAAAGCCACTCATGATTCCAGTCTGAAACTCAGTTGGAACGTCAGTGTCAGTAGCGACACCTTCTTCAAAGCGAAGAGGGCCACGACGCTCAGGGTTACCTGACATCTTCATTTCATAGCCTTGAGGTGCGCGTTCAGGGAACTGTGGTTGTGGGGCGATACCCATGGGAACTCCTTTAAAGTTAGGTTGGAAAGGAACTAGTATTTCCAATATCTAGTTTGGCTGTTTTATCGAAATATTTCATAGTCAACTCAGATTTTTAGAAAAAAGCTGAATTTGATACTTCAACCTCTGGCATTACTAGGGACTGGGTTAGAGAACAAGCAATAGCTAAAGAGTCTACAAAGTCATCGTGGGCGTAGGATTCATCCGGAGCTTCGACTACAAAGTTTGGTCCTTTATATTTTATTTCAGCGTCTGTCATTTGCTGTATAAAACGTTTATGTACTCTTAGTCTACGTGTTTTTGCATGATTTGGGTAGCTAAGCGAACGTCTTTGTATTAAAGCTTGTAAATGTTTAAATCTCTTAGATTGTTCGCTCTGGCTAGAGGTTAGGGGGAATACATCTGAACGTCCCAATAGTAGCTTAAGACGTTGGGCTACTGCGTCACCAACACCATTTGCGTCAACTCCAACTGCAAGCACGTCATAGTTAGAAAGGAAGTTTACTATTTGGAAGTATTGTTCTTCCCAGTCGTCGCCTTGTATTTCGAGCCAGTTAAGGACGCGGTGGTCAAAATAGCCAAACTCATCGGGTCTGTCCCAGTCCACCCAGACAACTGTGACAACAGTGGAGTCCATTTTACGAGCAGGGTCGATTCCGACCACAACAGGGGTTTTATGCCATGTTTTGACGAGCTCTTGAGATGTGTCACCAAGCTCATCCAATAAGGCAGTCGTAACAAACATGCCTCGTTCAAGTAGCCATTTGCAGTTGTACGACATTTGGAACTCATCTGAATCTTCTCCAATTCTTAACATCTCTTGTTTAATAAACGTTTTATAGTTTGTGTTGACCTTAGATACATCTTTCCAGTCCCATTGGAAATGGTTCTGTCTTCTGCCTCTTTCAGTCTGTAGTCTTTTGTTTAATTGAATAGCTTTATAGAAGTTATTCTTAGAGGTTGTTGGTGTGCCCGTCTTTACCATAATACCTGCATAGTAAGCTAGCATAGGTGCAATAGACTTAGACACAACAAAGTCATCTGCTTCCTGACACTCATCAATAACGATAAGATGGAACGACTTAGACTCAATCTTTGCTCTAGGGTTTGCAGTCATCATTGTTATGCTACTGCCTGAGTTCTTTAGTCTAACCATTCTAGTTACACCACCGATTTTAGCAGCTTGGTCATCAATCTCTGGGTCACCTAGTAGCTCTTGTGCACGCTCAGATGTCAAACGGCTAACTGTACGGCCAAATAGAGTTTCGGCCTGGCCTTCAGTAGGAGCAAATAGTCCTACCCAAATTCCATTTTTATATTTATCTAAAAGCTCAGGATAGAGTACTGAAAGCTTAGGAAGTAGAACCATTAATGTGGCTACTGTGTTAGCAATTGTTTCAGATTTTCCTGACTGACGTGAAGCTAATGCAGTTATTTCGTCACCTTTACCAATTAGAACAGCCTCAATAATTCTTTTAGCCAGTGGTTGTTGGTAATCATGTAAAGAGTGGCCTACTAGCCCTTCCATAAAAAGCATAATCTTATCAATTAATCGGTCAATAAAGTCCTGAGAAAAGACGTCTTCTTCTTCATCTTCTTCTTCAAATTCTTCAAGGTCTTCTAAGTTGCGATAAAACTCAGGGTCTATTTCTTCAAACTGCTCTTCTTCAGCATAGTCTTCTTCTACAGGGTCTAGGTCCCATGCAGAGGAGTCAAACTCTTGATTATCTTCGTACTCTTCTTCAGGATTCATTTATGCCCTAGTTTGCAATTCTTTTATAATAGCAAGGAGTGCTTCTGCACCTAGCAGAGCTTCATCAAGGGAGTCTTGGCTTTTGTTGCTTTGATAGTGTGTAATTTCTTTACCAATTACAAACAACGCGTTTTCAGACCATAGGACTAAATCAGACGTCCCAATCCCAGACACCCTCTTCTGTAGCTTGGTGGTTGGCTGGTATCCAGCCTTTTTCTTCTTGAAAATCTTCATCAGTTAGTACCCGTCCTTGTATCGCGTTATTTAATGCCGACTCTTCGTCTATTTGTTGTCCAGTCCATATACCAAAGACTACTGCTTTATGAAATGGAAGTCTAAAAATTAATGGTGTAGCTGTACGAAATGGGTCTTTAATTTCTTGAGTCCATCCTCGTACTACTAGTTTATACCCCCATTTTACAGGAAAGTCTATAAACTGTATAAATCTTTTTGTTCCGATGTCGTGTGTCCGTGGCATGTGTTCCTTATGGTCGTCTAGTTTTTCCTGCGTTTCTATTTGGGTTATACCCACCCTGTTTAGCAGCTTTATTCAAATCTCTTCTACGTTTAGCTCTAGTGTTTTGTCCAGAACCAATTGAAGGTCTTCCAGTGTTCTGGTTAATTGTAGCAGTTTTATTACGATGATAAATCTGAGCTGTTCTTGCAACTTTATATATAAACTCTTGAGCTGTAGGGCTCAAGTTACTCATGTCTGCAGGACCATGTTTGTAAGCTAAAAGTTTACCGTCCATAGCTTGTCCACCGTTTTTAGTTTTACGGTTAAGCATTGGGCCTTTTGAAAAGGAATCGTGAAATTGAATCCATACAGAAGGTGGTACATCATAATAATTATAAAAGGTTCCATCACGAAATACAACTGTTATTACACCTGTGTCTGTTTCTGGGTTATAGTCGTAACCTGCGGCTACTGTCCTTGGACGTCTCCAGTTTGTTGTTGAAGTGGGGATATCAGCTAGAGCTGAGGCAGCAGCCGGAGTTCCCTTATAAGTCCAACCAGACCTTTTACCTTGTGTTCTTTCTGGGGTCTCATACCCTGAACGTAGGTAGTAATCAGCTGTGTAGCCTGCCTCATAGGGCACACCATTTTCATCATAAAACTCGTCTGGTTCTCCGGATAACTGTCTAACCAATGACCTATTTTTAGTCTGAGTGTTATTTATATTAAAAATAGCTTGTTGAATTTTAGCTTTATTGGAAGCTGTAGTTTCTGAGTCTAATCCACCAAGAAACCCTCGTTCATCATACGTTTCTCCGGCTAAGGCTCGTGCCGTACGAATTACATCTACGTCTGCAATAGGAGACTCAGAAATTTCTTTCATTACGCGTTTACTTGCGCCAAGTTGTTTACCAACTGTATCAAATGCTTGAACGCCTGAACTCCCCAAGGCAAGTTTACCTTGGTTACTAGAGTTCAGGCGTTCAGCCATTATTTAATACCTGTGGTTAGCTAGCAGCTGCGTATGGAGTTACTTCAACAGTTGAAGAAGTTGTCTGGTTTGCAGCAGTACCTGAGCCGTATGCTACAGACTTGATAGTTCCACCAACAGCAGTTAGACCTGCAACAGTTAGACCTGTAGTAGACAAGGCACCTGAAGTGGTAGTGGTAAAGGACACTGTGTTAGTAGCGGTTGCAATAACTGTCCAAGTACCGTTAAGAGCGGTGTCTGGAGATACTAGGCTTGCAATGGTAATCTTAGTGCCTACTGGGTACTTAGCTCCTGCACCTGAAGAGGTAACGGTAGCTGTAGTACCAGTACGAGATACTGCAGTAATAGTTGATGCAGCGTTAGTTGCAGCGGTTGCGTTAGTTGTTACGGTTGCAAAGCCTGCATCCTTAAGTGCGTCAGTAGCCAAAGCAGTAGTTAGACCAACAACAGTAGGAACCTTCAAGAAGATTTCATCGTTCTGAATACCATCTGCTGGGCTGTCGCTGTCTACTGCTGAACCGTCAGTGTTTTCTACGTATAGAGGGTAGCCATTCCAGCCAACCTGTGCGATTACGTGGTTGTCTAGAGCAAAGTTTAGACGACCTGTTGCTGTGTCTGGACGCTGGTCGTTTGGCTGTAGAGGAAAGTTACCCCATACAAAGTCAACGACTACGTTTCCTGCATCATCTAGCAGGTTTCCATTATTATTTGTTGCCATTTTTATTCTTCTTCCTGATTGCAATCATGGGTGTTAAGTTCATCCTCGTAAAGAATGTCACCGCAGTATTTACAGCGAAACATTCTAATATCGTCTAGTGCTTCGTGTAAAGAGTCGGATTGTGGAAACTCGTCTTCTGCCCTAGGATTCTGCGCGAAAATCTCAGGAGGAAAGGGTCCACGAGGAGTAGAGTAGCCGCTAGGAACGGTGTGTCCCTGAACAGCAAACTTACGAATGAGAGGCATTTACCCAACCTTCTTTAAGTCTAATACTAGAGTGCAGCATTTTGACATATTTTTCAGCCTAAATTTAAACAACTTGTATGTTTGGTCTTTCAGCGTTTAAAACGTTTAGTTCTTCTCTTGTAGGTGTCTGTAAGTTCTTTCCCAGTCCACCTCTACGAACATACGTCTTAGTAATTGGAGCTGGGTATTTTTCAGTTGCAGTTTGTGATGTAGGTGTAATAGTTTGAATTACACGGTTATCTGACTGAAGCATCTGTTGACGAGATAAAGCAGAATTATATTCTAAATTGGTGTTTTTCCAATCAGCATATGCTGGGTTTGACACTGTTCTGCCATTAACTCGTCTTCCAATAGCAGGAGATGTTTCAGATGGTCTGCCAAAAGGACGATTAACAGGTCTTGCTGAAGCTAATGTCTGGGCTTTACTTTCTCTGATAATCTTGCCGTCAGGGCCTTTGGCAAAACTAATTCTTGCTCTGTCCTGGGCTACTACTGGAGCTCGTTTATTACGGCCCCTACTGTCTTTTCCAACAACTACTACAGGTCCTCCACCAATACGGTACATATCATTATCATGTCTAGTATCGGCTACTCTTTGCCCTAAAGCTGCTAATGGTTTAGTTCTCTTTAATCTGTCTGCAGCTTCTTGTCTTTCTTGAGTTGCAGTTTTTGGGGCTTTATTTTGAGTCCACTTAAGAAATTGTTCACTCATTCCTGCTCTAGGAACTTTAATCTTACTAAGGTTACCCTTGCTAGGAAGCCTGTATTGAACTGTTGCTGGTGCACTAGCCATTTACTTTATCCTCAATCTTTTTAAACCGTTTATTGCCGTCTTCAAATCTAGAATCAATCTGCTCAAGTTTCTTTTCAACTCGATTTATTGCATCTTTCATAGAAGAGCCGCCGTTACGCTTTAATTCACCGTCAATACGGTTTAAGCGCTCCATGACACCAGGCACGGCGGAACGACCAGGTGCTGCAGGTTCTCCTGCCCAATCTCTCATAAAAGTATCCCAGTTATCCATAAGAGCGTGTAGACGGACGCATAGAGGCTTTAAAAGTCTCCAAAGCATTCCAAGTGCAGTTCCAACTGTTATAGCTCCTGCGGCCCAATATAAAGCGATTTCTTGCATACTACTTGATTCCCTTTTTTACTCGGTAGCCCCCACCAAAACCTTCTTCCATAGGACGTCCTGGCCCAGCCCACGAGATTTGTGAGCTGAGGGCAGGATGTCCTAGAGAACCTTGCATTTATTTATGCCTTTTTAGTAGGCACAACTTTCTTTACTGCTGATACAACTTTTGCAGCAACAGTTTTCTTAGGTTCTACTGTGAAAAGAGTTAGAGGGTCAACTAGGCGCTCAAATGGTAGCAAGTGTGCTTCTACTCCTGAGAAGTTCTTACCCATTGTTGCTACAGTCATGTGTAGGTGAGCACCAGTTGATGCAGAACCTGACGGGGTGTTTCTTCCGCCACCAACTAGACCTAGTACAGTCTGTCCACCAACAACCTTGTCACCCTTCTTTAGGGTTGACTCCTTTGCCAAGTGTGCGTAAAGAATCCAGTGCTTACCATCTTTTGATGAGTGAACAATGAAGTGGCCTAGAACGTCTGACCAGTCTGATAGACCGACAGTTCCGTCACAGATTGCCTTGATAGGTGAGTTCTCCTTTGGAGCCCAGTCCTGTCCACGGTGTGGACGTCCGTTGCGGTATGGTGCTAGATTACCTAGCTCATCTCCACGAGTCTTTGGTGGAAATGGCTCGTAATACTTTAGTTCTTCTGACATGTTAATCCTTTCGAGGGTATATGTCTATTGTCGCTTATTCGTCGTTGTTTCGCAGTGGAAAAGTAACCAACCAGATAACGGAAGAGATAATGATACCCCAACCGACTACCTCTTTAGCGG